CAGCCCATATGGTTTTAGAGGTGACGGAAATGACTTAGAGCCGGGTGCTACCCAAAACACCTTAGATAAAAAACTGGGTGAGTACGCAAACAAACTAAAGGATATAGAAGGTGTTAGAGAAGGTGTTGGTAAAACTGGTACAGCAATTACATTTAGTCCTGCTATGGTGGCAGCAAAGAAGATGCAAAAGAAGATACACGATCAGTTAGAAGAGTCAGGTGCAAGTAAGCATTTAAGAAGTACAGCATTTGAAATGGCATTGTTTGGTACTGGTGTTATGAAAGGACCATTTGCTGTAGACAAAGAGTATCCTAACTGGGACGATGAAGGAGAATACACTCCAATAATTAAAACAGTACCGCAGGTATCTCATGTATCTGTATGGAATTTTTATCCAGACCCAGACGCTAATAACATGGACGAAGCTCAGTACGTTATAGAAAGACACAAGCTATCACGTACTCAGTTACGTGCGTTAAAAAAACGCCCGTACTTTAGAGACACTGTAATTGAAGAGGTCATTACTCGTGGTGAAAATTATGATAAGTTATATTGGGAAGATGATTTATCCGATTATGCACCACAACATGACATAGATCGTTTTGAAGTTATGGAGTACTGGGGATCAGTAGACACAAATCTTTTAGAAGAACAGGGTGTAGTAATACCTAAAGAGCTACAGGACTTAGATGAATTACAAGCTAACATATGGATATGTAATAATAGGTTAATACGTGTGGTGCTTAATCCATTTAAACCAGCACGTATACCTTACGTAGCTGCTCCATACGAACTTAATCCATATAGTTTCTTTGGAGTAGGTATTGCTGAGAACATGGACGATACACAGACCTTAATGAATGGTTTTATGCGAATGGCAGTTGATAATGCTGTATTGTCAGGAAACTTACTTATTGAAGTAGATGAAACTAATTTAGTACCCGGTCAAGATTTAAGTGTGTATCCCGGTAAAGTTTTTAGAAGACAGGGCGGTGCACCGGGACAGGCTCTATTTGGTACAAAGTATCCAAACGTATCTAGTGAAAACATGATGATGTTTGATAAGGCTAGACAGCTATCAGATGAGAGTACAGGTTTTCCATCCTTTGCACATGGTCAAACTGGAGTATCTGGTGTAGGCAGAACAGCATCTGGCATATCTATGTTAATGGGTGCAGCAGCAGGCGGCATTAAGACGGTAATTAAAAACGTAGATGATTATCTTCTTAGGCCATTGGGTGAAGGTCTGTTTCAATTTAATATGCAGTTTGATTTTGATCCTGAAATAAAAGGAGATCTTGAGGTAACTGCTCGTGGTACAGAAAGTTTAATGGCAAATGAAGTACGTAGTCAAAGGTTAATGCAATTTTTAGGTGTGACATCTAATCCAGCACTTGCACCCTTTGCAAAATTCAACTATATTATACGAGAGATCGCAAAGTCTCTTGACTTAGATCCAGATAAAGTTACAAACAATATGGATGAAGCTGCTATACAAGCTGAGATTATGAAAGGTTTACAACCTGATCAACCACCAGCAGGTGCAGGTGGACCACCACCACCGGCAGGAGTTAATCCAACAGACCCAACAGGAGCAGGAGGAGGCACAATTGGAACAGGACAAGTACCAATACCGGGAGAGCAAGGATTTAGTGGGGCACAACAAGGAGCTTCTCCAGAAGCTGCGCCCCCTAGTCAGCAACCACCAGCAGTGGGAACACTTCAATAACTATCTAGATTCTTTAATTGAAAGTCAGAGAAAAGCATTGGAACAAGCTACAGATATTGTCACTATGCATAGGGCGCAAGGAGCAATCAGTGCGTATCAAAAGATTAAGCAACTAAGGGAACACGTAAATGTATGATGACCAAATGGAAATGTTTCAAGATGGCGGTTTAAAAGATCAGGGTAATACTATAGACCCTGTGTCTGGTAATGATGTACCTTCAGGCTCACTTAAAGAAGAGGTACGAGATGATATAGACGCAAAGTTAAGTCCGGGTGAGTTTGTATTTCCTGCTGACGTTGTACGTTTTGTCGGTTTAGAAAAACTAATGATGATGCGTGACAAAGCTAAGAAGGGTCTGTCTCGTATGGAAGATATGGGTCAGATGGGTAACTCTGATGAAGCTACAATAGATGATGATGTACCATTTGGTATGGAAGATTTAATTATTGTTAGTGGTGGACCTGAGAATGAAATGAGTAAAGGTGGTGTACCTAGCTATGGTAGAGGTGGTATGCTATTAGGTTTCGATAGTTATGTGCCGCCTACTACATATTACAATCCAGCTACGGGACAGGAAATGATGTCTACTAAAATAGGAGGTGACTTTTTTCCACCATTACCTGACGGGTTTGTAGAGAAACCTAAGAGAGCTGAAACAAAACCTAGAGATGTTAAAACAGAAACTACTAAAGTAAAATCTGAACTAGGTAGTGGTGAAGTAGATGGAGGACCAGATAGAGGTGATATAAGTGCTGGTGAAATGACTATGAGCGAAAAAACAGATATGCCAGATTTTTCTCAAACTACTAAAGATATAATAGGTGGTGCAGTAGGATTTGGTGTTGGTATGTTAGGTATGGGTACAACACAAATGGCTGCTAAAGGAGTAGGTATGATAGAACAAACTGCAGCAAATTTAGCTATGGCAGGTGTAAAAGCAGATTTTGCAGCTATCGATAAAGCTAAAGCTACTATGGCATCTATGACTGTTGCACAAAGAACGGCTCAAAGAGATAGAGATACGCAAACAGCAGTTGATCGTGCACAACAATCTTACGAAAATTCTGTAGGTGCACCATCAGGTCATACAGGTAAAGCAGGTGTAGGTACTATTGGTGGTATACCATCGATGATGGCTGTTGATGTACACGGTACAGTTACAGATTTAGCTACTGGTGATACTATAGCTGGTAAGGACGCTAAAGATTTTAAAGATAGAATGGATAAAAAAGCAGGAGTAGGTAATGAGTTAAATGCTGGTGTAGAGAAGCCTGATCCAACAACGGCTCAAACAGTAGACGCACAAGAGCGTGGTATTGCAGGTACTCCAGATCCAGCTCCAGATCAACGTGGTGGTGTGTCAGAACCCGGTGTTGATCAGTTTGGTGGACCTGACGGACCCGGATCAGATTCATCAGCAGGTAAAGGAGGAGCAGGTAGTGGACCCGATACTGGAGGTTTTGGTGGAGGTGTAGAAGCAAATAAAGGTGGCTTTATACGCAAAAAGAAAAAACAAAAGAAGATGAAGCGTGGTGGTTTAGCTTCAAGAAAATAAACCACATGTGTTGGCTACCTATGCCCCTAAGAAGGCTACCATAGCCCCAACGAAAGGAATTATAATATGTCAGACGTAACAGAAGTAGAAGTAGAACCCGCTAAAGTAGCATTTGTATCTAGACCCTATGGCAAAGAAGAAAAACTTAAACGTGAAGAGGAAGAACTAGAGCAGCTAATAAAAGAGCAGAAACAAAATGCCTCAACAGATGAGGTAGAAGCAGAGCCTACTAACGCTGAGGAAAAAACATTTAAGAAAAGATATTCGGATCTACGTAGGCATCAGCAGAAACAGACAGAAGAATTAAAGACTGAGATAACTGCATTAAAGAGCCAACTAGAGCAGTCTACAAAGAAACAAATTAAACTTCCTAAGTCTGACGAAGACATAGATATATGGGCTAAAGAGTATCCTGATGTTGCTGCTATAGTAGAAACAATAGCTATGAAGAAAGCAGCAGAACAATCTGCCGGTATTGAACAGCGTGTTAAAGCATTAGATGATATGCAACAAGACGTAACTAAACAACGTGCAGAAACAGAGTTACTACAGATGCATCCAGATTTTGATGACATACGGCAGGACGATGATTTTCACACATGGGCAGAAGAACAACCACTATGGATACAAAATGCATTGTATGAAAATGATGACGATGCAAGATCTGCTGGTAGAGCAATTGATTTATACAAAGCAGATAAAAACATTGTAACTAAAAGACCTAATAATAAAGATGCAGCTAAATCTATAGCCACTAAAGGTAAACGTAGTAAGCCTATGCAAAATGAATCTGGTGGATTCTTAAAAGAGTCTGATGTTCAACGTATGTCAACTAAAGAATACGAAAGTAAAGCTGATGACATAATGGAAGCTATCAGACAAAATAAATTTGTTTACGATATATCTGGGTCAGCACGATAATAAGTGTTGACAAACAAATATATATGTATATAACTGTACATAACCTAATAGTATAGTCAGCCCTTGAATAAGACTACCTAACTATACTACACTAAAACTTTAAAGATACCCGATATACAAAGAGCCTATATGTAGTTGGCCTTACATATACAACCTCTAAGTAACGGCCCTTAAAGTAGATAAGAATAGCGTACTATATGTACGCATAGGATGTCGTATAAGGAGAAAATAAAATGGCATTTTCATCTGTATCAGGCTACGGCAACCTGCCTAATGGTAATTTTTCACCAATTATCTACTCTAAGCAGGTACAAGTAGCTTTCAGAAAGGCTTCCATCGTTGAAGCTATTTCTAATAGTGACTACTTTGGCGAGATCGCAAATATGGGCGATAGCGTTAAAATAATTAAGGAGCCAGAAATCACGGTTAAAGCATACACCCGTGGCACAACGATTACTCCGCAAGATTTGGATGATGAAGAGTTCTCTCTCACCATTGACAAAGCAAACTATTTTGCATTTAAAGTCGATGATATTGAAGAGGCACACTCACACATCAACTTCCAACAACTTGCTACTGATCGTGCGGCTTATAGACTAGCTGACCAATTCGATCAAGACGCATTGGGATACTTAGCTGGTTTTAAACAATCTGCAATACACGGTAACGCTAATACTGCTAACACAACTGTTAATGGTGTACGTGCCGTAGCAACAGCAGGTACTGACGAACTTTTAGCCACTATGAAAATAGACGCTGATGAGTTTGGTGGTTCTGCTAATAATGCGATTGGTATTCAAGCACGTGCTGGTGGTGCAACTTCTGCTACTCCCGGTTCAGGCAATGCTAACCCATTACAAATTGTAGCTCGTATGGCTAGATTGTTAGACCAACAAAATGTTGATACTAATAATCGTTGGTTAGTTGTAGATCCAGTTTTCTGTGAAGTCTTAAAGGATGAAGATTCACGTCTTCTGAATGGAGATTTTGGAGGAAGCGGTTTACAAAACGGTCTTGTCTTAAACAACCTTCACGGTTTTAAAGTTTATATGTCTAACAACCTACCTTCAATTGGAACAGGTCCATCTACTACAGGTGGTACAAACTCTTCTAACTTTGGTATGATTGTTGCGGGTCATTCTTCTGCTGTAGCAACTGCTGAGCAGATTAATAAAACCGAGACATATCGAGATCCAGATAGCTTTGCCGACATTGTTCGGGGAATGCATTTGTATGGACGTAAGATACTTAGACCTGAAGCTCTAAGTGTTGCACGTTATTGCTTAGTGTAAGGGAGGGATTAGCTTATGGCTACAGTTACTGCTCAACTAGCAACTCCACGTGGCGCAAGTATGCGTG